CCAGCGGCATCCCGTTTGGCGATGAGTGTCACGGATGCTGGGTCATCACCGCCAGCTCCAAAAACAAGCCGCAGGTCGTCGGACAGGACAACATCAACGTAGAACTGGCCCCGCAGGACATTTACAGCGGCATGTATGCCCGCGTGACTGTCCGCTTCTATCCCTTTAACACCGCTGGCAAGCGCGGTGTCGGCTGTGGGCTGGGCAACGTGATGAAAACACGTGACGGTGAGCCGCTGTCTGGTGGTGCATCTGCTGCCGCTGACTTTGCCGGTATTGGCAACGCCGTGGTCCCGGCTCCTGGTGGTATGCCAGGCACTCCGATGCAGCAGGGCTGGCCGCAGGCAAACCCTGTGCCGACTGCCGCTCCGGCTGCGCCCGTGTACCAACCGCCCTACTCCGCGCCTGCCGCAAATCCGGTACCGTGGAATGGCGCTACACAGACGTATGCTTCTGGCGGCGCTGTGAATCCGCTGACCGGGAAACCGATGTAATTAAATAACCATTCACCTCTTTCTATACCGGGAGGGGCCACGGCCCCTCCTCTCATGTACTCGGATAGCTCAATGGCAGAGCAAGCGCGCGATGTCGGTTCAACTCCGGCTCCGGGGCAGAAATCAAGAGGAAATCCAAGCCCGTACATAAAGGAAAGGAACTTACAAATGAGCCTTGCAACTTTGCATAAAAACGTCTGTACCGATATTGACATCGGTACCGCCCTGAAAGAAATTACCACGAATCCCCACATCGGTGACGCTCTGGCCTTTGAGCTGCTGGATGGCCGTCCTATTGAGTGCGTTGTCACTGACATTGACGATAATGCAATCCGCTTTGATTCTGTGGATTGCCTCGGTGACGGCATGACCTATAACAAGGTCGAAAAATGGCTTGACCGCATCGATCATCTGCTGCCGGAGGAAGTGCGGCAGGCTATCGTCGATACCGAGCGAAAGCACATCATTGACGGCAAAAAGATAAGCCGTCTTGAGCGTCTGTTCCTGCCCGCCGCGCCCGAACTGTTCAGCGGGGACGACGTTCTCGGTGACAAGGGGCTGTATAAGCAGCTGGATTGGTACAAAGACCGTCGCCACCGCATGAAAATGGATGAACCCGGTGGCGATTCTGTTGCCTATTGGACATCTTCTCAGCGCTCCGGCAACTCTACCAACTTCTGCAATGTGAACAACATCGGCTATGCGAACAGCAGCAACGCCTCCGTCGCGTGGCTGTCCGCGCCCGTCTGCTTCCGTATCCGTAAATCGTAATTATCCCCGCGCCCCCTTGTGGGCGCGGTCTATGCGGATTCCTTTATAAACAAGGAAAGGAAATGCCCAAATGAAAACCAGATTTGACAGCGCCGAGATTTGGCGCACAAACAATGATACGGCTGTAAGCATCAAGGAACTGGAAACCTCGCACCTTATGAACATTGTACGGATGCTCCTGCGCCGCCCCGAAACCGTGCAGACGATGCTCGTCTGCGATATTGAGCGCCAGACCCGCAATGTTTGGAGAGCGAATGATCTTGTTGACGAAGATGTCGTCGCATCTATCCACAATGCCACTTCCATGACTCCTCGTGAGATTGTTCAGTGGGTACAGGGTACGCCCCTGTTTACGGCTATCGTCATTACCCTTGAGGGGCGTGGGGTCAACACCTCCGTGCTGATTGGCTCGGTTTTGGCTGAACTCGGATATGAGGAGAACGGCAATGAGTGAACAGCTACACCATCTGAGTATTGACCTTGAGACTTACAGCGAGGTCAGTATCGGCAAGGCAGGGTCATATCGGTACATTCTCGATCCGTCTTTTGAAATTCTGCTTTTCGCATACAGCCTCGACGGAATGCCCGTTGAGGTCATCGATGTGGCAAGCGGTCAGATCATCCCCCTTTGGTTGAAAAACGCCCTCAAGAATCCCCTGTACATCAAACATGCCTACAACGCGGCTTTCGAGTGGTTTGCCCTCAGTAAGTATCTAGGTTGGCTGCCACCCGATCAGTGGCGCGATACGATGCTCCACGCGCTCTACTGCGGCTACCCTGCATCTCTGGATGCGGCGGGCAAGGCGATGGGCCTACCAGAAGATAAAAAGAAACTGGCGACGGGCAAGGCCCTTATCCGCTATTTCTGTGTTCCCTGCAAGCCCTCCAATGCCAACGGCAACCGCACCCGCAATCTGCCCAAGCATGATCCTGACAAATGGAAACTGTTCAAAGAGTACAACGGGCAAGATGTCGTCACCGAAATGGAGATTGACCGCCGCCTGTCGGCGTTCCCCGTGCCCGCATTTGTGCAAAAGCAATGGGAAACCGATTTACAGATGAACGCGCGAGGCGTGGCCGCTGACATGGAATTGGTGCGCGGCGCTCTCGTTATCGGCGCTATTGTTAAAAGTCGGTTGATGACTGAGGCTCGCCAGCTCTCTGGGCTGGATAACCCCAACTCCATCCGGCAGCTTGCTCAATGGCTGACGGATGCCACGGACAGCGATGCGGAAATTACCAGCGTTACTAAGGAAACCATCGCCACGATGCTGAAACAGCCGCAGCCCGCCAACGTGCAGAGGATGCTCGAAATCCGGCAGGAACTCGGCAAGACCAGCACCAAAAAATATGATGCGCTGGAAACCTGCATAGCGGATGATGGTCGTGTCCGTGGCCTGCTCCAATTCTACGGTGCCAACCGCACCGGGCGCTGGGCGGGCCGTCTGGTGCAGGTACAGAATCTCCCCCGCACATATACCCATCCCCTGCCCCCTGCGCGTCAGCTCGTGAAAGACCGCAATATAGACGGTCTGCGGATGATGTACGGCAGTATCAACGATACTCTGTCGCAGCTTATCCGCACAGCCTTTGTGGCGACCCCCGGCAATGTGCTGATCGATGCCGATTTTTCGGCCATTGAGGCCCGCGTCATCTCGTGGCTGGCCGGGCAGGAATGGCGGCTTGAAGTTTTTCGCACCCACGGCAAAATCTATGAGGCGTCGGCGTCCCAGATGTTCCATGTGCCCATTGAAAAAATCAAAAAGGGCAACCCGGAATATGCGCTGCGCCAGCGTGGCAAAGTTGCAGAACTGGCCCTCGGCTATCAGGGCGGTGTCAGTGCCATGCGCCGCATGGACGTGGGCCACAACCTTGATGATCTCTCCGATGATGAAGTCAAGGGCATTGTAGACAGATGGCGCGAGACAAACTCGATGATTCGTGATCTATGGAATATCGTTGATTCTGCCGCCATCACTGTCATCACCTATGGCGGCGCACAGACCATCCGCTCCGAAACTACCGATGCCATTATCACACTGGCCTGTGAGCTGGATGTCATTACCGGCACTCGGTATATGACGATTCTGCTGCCGTCTGGGCGCAAGCTGTACTACCCATCCCCAGAAATCGGCGTAAACCGCTGGGGCAATCCCTCGGTCAGCTATATGGGTCAGAACCAGACAACTAAGCGCTGGGAAAGGGTCGAAACCTACGGCGGTAAGCTCGTGGAGAACATCGTGCAGGCCATTGCCCGTGACTGTCTGGCAATCGCCATTGAGAACCTGGAAGCACAGGGCCTACACGTCGTATTCCACATCCATGATGAAGTCGTCATCGACACGCCTGCATGGGCTGACGAGGACACGATGCTGGAAACCGTCACCAAAATAATGACAAAGCCCATCCCGTGGGCGCAGGCGCTGCCCCTCAATGCGGATGGCTGGGTCGATAAATTCTTCAAAAAGGACTAATCACCATATGAAAGCGTTAATTCATCTCGATCAGAACGGCAAAAAGGTCATGGAACGGCGCGTCCATGATGCCGTAATGAAAGAACGTGCCGACATCAGCACCCGCGCTCAGTATGTTTGGGCGCTGTCCATGCTCCAATGCGGCCTGCCGCCGCGCACCGTGCAGCGCGTTTCAGATCACTTTGAGGCAGTGCTGGACAAGTACATGGAATACCAGACTGAGGACTTAGGCGACCTATTCATGCGCTCTATGCTCCACGATTCGGGCGTTGAGGTCAAAGCGACCAGCCGAGAAAGGAAGCGTAAAAGAAAATGAGCAAGGTACAAATCACCGCCTTTACTGGCGAATACTACTTTTTGAGCAACTACTGCACCTGCCCCATCACCATTGACGGGCTGACCTATCGGAGTGCCGAGGCCGCTTTTCAGGCGGCAAAATGCAGTGATCCCATCGATCGCGCGGCGTTCTGCACCGTCCCGCCCAACGTGGCAAAGGCCATCGGGCGCAAAATCAAGCTGCGTGATGGATGGGAAAAAGAGCGCGACGGCATCATGGCCGACATCATCCACGCGAAATTTTCCCAGAATCCCGGTTTCGCACAGGCCCTTATCGACACCGACGATGCCGAGCTGATCGAGGGCAACACATGGAACGATAACTACTGGGGCATGTGCGGATGCACCCGTTGCCGCAGTGAGGGCACTAAGGGGCTGAACAAGCTGGGGCAGATTTTGATGGCCGAGCGGGCGCGGCTGCAGGCGGCTACACCCGCCGTAACCGAGGAGGGCTGACAATGGTACACCTCGGAGACATTACCAAAATGAGCGGGTACACCATCCCGCCTGTGGATGTCATTACTTTTGGTTCACCGTGCCAAGACCTCTCCATTGCCGGGAAAAGGGCCGGTATGGCCGGAGAACGCTCTGGGCTGTTCTCTGAGGCTGTCCGCATCATCCGTGAAATGAGATATGCCACATTCGGCGCGTACCCCAAATATGCCATTTGGGAGAACGTGCCGGGGGCCTTTAGTTCAAATAAAGGAGAAGATTTCCATGCCGTCCTGCAAAGCCTCTGCCGGGTCATCGACCCCACCGCTGTTATTCCTCGACCTACGGACGCACGGGGGGGGGACCATTAAATGGCCCCGCGCCGGTGCAATTCTGGCGGACAACTACTCGCTGGCGTGGCGAACTATGGATGCCCAGCACTGGGGCGTTCCCCAACGTCGCCTGCGCATCTCGCTTGTCCTCGATCTTACAGGCGGGCGTGCCGGAGAAATACTATTTGAGCCGGAAAGCCTGCGAGGGCATTTTGCGCCGGGCATCACGCCGGGGCAAGCAGCTCCCCGAACTGCTGAAAATGGCGCTGACGATGCAGATAGAAGACATGCCGAAGTAAGCAATGTTTGTGCGTTTAAGCTAGGAAATAGTGAGCAAGCACGAAGTATTGGATATGCTGAAGAATTAGCGCCGACTCTCAATGCTGAATGCGGCGGAAACAAACCTGCATGTGCTTATACCCTTAAAATCCGTTCAGGATGTGAGGGCGGAGGCAAAGGCCCACTGGTGCAGACCGAAAAGAGCGCCACCCTCTCCACCTTACAAGATCAAACAGTATTTTGCATTTATGGCAACTTGATTGATAGAGAAACCAATCAAAATGTTAGTGGAGTCAAACAGGATTGTAGCTTTACTCTTAACACTGTAGATCGCCATGGCGTTGTTTATGCAGATGGCTGCTTCAACAACATCAAGCCTGTATGCTATGCCGCCACTACAGAACCAAACATGGTTATCTGCGATGATTGCTCCCCAGCGATCCGCACTCGGGATTACAAGGATCCGAATATTGTCTGCTATGACGCACGTGGCAACGGCGATGGTATGCTGTCCCCTACCATAACAGGCGACCACAACAGCCGAATTACGGATTATACTTCTGTCGTAATTGAAAAAATCATCCGCTGGATTGTGCGCCGCCTGACTCCTACCGAGTGTGAGCGCTTGCAAGGCTATCCCGATGGCTGGACAGACCTCGGAGAGTGGATAGACAGCAAGGGCAAGCCCCATAAGGACGCTGACACGCCTCGATATAAGGCGCTGGGCAACTCCATCGCCCTGCCGCAGTGGTACTACGTTCTCGGTGGTATCGCTGACCGCCTGCCGGATAATGCCACGCTCGGCAGCCTATTCGATGGCATCGGCGGTTTCCCGTATGTGTGGGCACAGTTACACGATGGACGCAAGGAGTTATGCGTTTGGGCCTCGGAGATTGAGGAGTTCCCCATCGCGGTCACAAAGAAATGGTTCCCGGAGGTAGAGAATGGAAAATTACACTGATTTCGTCGTTCACAAATCGGAGCGGGCTGTACATACCGACAGTATCGCCCTGACCGTGGACGACCTCAACAATAAGCTGTACGACTTCCAAAAGGACATCGTGCGGTGGGCGCTGGCAAAGGGCCGCGCCGCTATTTTTGCCGATTGCGGCCTCGGCAAGACCGCGATGCAACTTGAATGGGCGCATCGGGTGTGTGTGCATACGGGTGGAAACGCCCTCATTGTAGCGCCGCTAACCGTTTCCCCGCAGACCGTGGGCGAGGGCATGAAATTCGGAGTGCCCGTCGCCCTCTGCGAAACCGCCGATGACATCCAGCCCGGTGTGAACATCACCAACTATGAGAAGCTGGACAAGTTCGCCGGAGCGCATTTCTCGGCGGTGGTGCTGGATGAATCCAGCATCCTGAAATCCTTTACGGGAAAGGTGCGGAATCAGATCATCGACTTTTTCTCCGATACGCCGTTCCGGCTGGCCTGTACCGCCACCCCCGCGCCCAATGACTTCATGGAACTGGGCAATCATGCGGAGTTTTTGGGCATCATGTCCTACTCTGAGATGCTGTCCATGTTCTTTGTCCATGACGGCGGGCAGACCTCCAAATGGCGGCTCAAGGGCCACGCTGAGGATGTTTTCTGGCAATGGCTGGGTAGCTGGGCTGTGGTTATGAACAGTCCTGCAGACCTCGGCTATGACCTGCCGGGGTACGACCTGCCGCCGCTGAGGGTGCATGAGGTCATTGTTGATAGCGATGAACCGGTCACCGAAAGCATGACGCTGACGCAGCGCCGGGAGGCCAGACGGGCTACACTCGCGGAGAGATGCCAAGCGGCGGCCAATCTGGTGAATGACGACCCTGGCGAACAGTGGCTCGTGTGGTGCGACCTCAACTCGGAGAGTGAGGCGCTGGCCCACGGTATCCCCGATGCGGTAGAGGTCAAGGGCAGTGATAAGGCATCACTGAAAAGCTCTCGCCTGCTTAGCTTTTCAATGGGTTTTAGCCGGGCGCTCGTCACCAAGCCCTCTATCGCCGGATTCGGCATGAACTGGCAGAATTGCCATAAGATGATATTTGTCGGCCTGTCTGACAGCTATGAGCAATACTATCAAGCCGTGCGCCGCTGCTGGCGAT